GGGGAGAAGGGGAGAAAACTCCTATGGAAATTATAGGAGTTTGAACTGTACCAACGGCCGAAGTAGAGGAGTTTCCTGAAACTGCAAAAACAGCATCAGCTCCTACAATTACAGTTCCTAATGCAGAAGTACCGACATTAGTCTCAACCAGCAATGCGTGACCTGAAATGCCAGGTGTATTAGCAGTCCATCCCATAGCGCTATGATTAGTACAATAATAATACAAGGTAGGAGCAGGATTAGACACAGTAATCTGCGTGTAAGCTCCAGCTTGTCCTGGTGTTCCATTTACCGTTACGCCAGTTGTGTAGGCACTGCCACCACCATGCGACCCGTTTGGAGTTGTTGAAAATCTAAGTGGATGTCCTGCATTACTACTATCTGATTGATCGAACCTATATGTGTTTCCTTCAAATAAGTCTAACAGCACATCAACAGTAGCCGTTGAACCCCCTATAGCAAATTTATTAGCTGATCCAACATTATAGTAAGGATGATTAGAAGGGTTTCCACCAACCACTGTAACTGTTTTTGCTATTGTTGTAGCACTATGACCACTTAAAAAGCCTACAGCTTGAACACCTGTTACGGCAACAGTTACTCCAGGAACGGCAACAACTGATCCTAATGCACTCGTTGCTGAAGCACTTTGAGTAACAGCAAGAGGCAAAGCTCTGTTCCATGCTTGCTCAGTCCAAGTACCTCTACCCCAACCAGTTAATGTAGTATTAGCCATAGCTTACCTTACAATTGTTCGATTAAGCGATTCTTATAATTGCATTACTTGCATCAGCCGTTGGAAATTGAATTGTAAATGTTCCAGACGTTGATGTTTTATTACTTGTAAAATCTAACACAGCCACTGCTTTATCACCATTAGTATCGTTATAAATTAACGCACCCATAGCCGTGATTGTAGCTGTCGTAAAACTTAAATCTGCAAAATCTGTAATACCAGTTGTTCCAGCATTTGTTGGTGCTACTTTTGTTAAAACACCACCACCCGCAGCATAACTACCACTGTTTGCAACTTCTCCTGTTGTAACATATACCGTTGATGCTGCACCTAATGTTGCAGTAGTAGAAGATTTACCACCGCCACCTTCTGCGAAAAGTGCTAATTTAAAAGCATTTCCGTTTGTAGCAAAATTATGTGTGGCTGTTAAAAGTTCTTTTTTAAACGTAGTGCATAGTGCTTGTGCTATCGCCATTATAATCTCCTTATATATTCTGCCAAGTCTTTTTGGCCTGAATTTCTTATAGTATGAACTATTGTAGCACGTTCCTCTTTTCTTGCCAAGACTAGATAATGAAACAAAAGTTTTTTAACATTTTCTTTAAAAACATTAGCTTGATCTCGAATAACATCTGGAGCATTTTCAGATACCGCAACAATCTTATCTGTTGCCATTTGTGCTATTTGTTCGTCTGAAAGCCCTCCGTTATTAGAAGTCATAACATTAACAGGAGCAGTGTTACCTTCTATTGCTGAAAAAAATGTCATCTTGTGTCTTCCTCTCTACCATATATTCTTGGAATTGCGTCCAATGGCTCTGGTGGTTCTAACTTTGATTTTCTTGTTATTAACATACTTCCTTCATGCACTGTAGAAACTATAGGATCGTCTAATCTATGGTATCCATACAGCTTTTCTTCATCTGGCACATTAGTATCTAAAAGGGTAGAATTATGTGCAACCTCAATTTTTATTCCTTTTGTAGAAGCAATAGCTAACCAAAACTCTGTGCAAGCTCTACCTGCTTCTGCCATATGAGGAACATCTTTATAACTAAAATCTATCCCATACAAGCAAATTTTACTAACTTCTTGAGATATAGCAAAGGCTATCGCATAAGGAACTGTGTTATTTAAGTAAGCGTAATTAGTTTTTTGTAAAACTTCTTGTAAAGGGTATTCTACTACATCAGGGCATCTTTTGTCTAAACAACAAGAATAAATAGGAATATTTAATTTTTGTAATAATCTTTCTTTCATTACATTTGTTTGTTTTCCAGCCATTTCTCCATCTAAAAAACGAGATGCTGGATCAAGCATAAAAACACGATCATGGAAAATAGCAGAAGACATTGCGTTTATAGCCCATACTTCATCAAAAGCATCACTTCTTGTTTTAGCAAGAATGTATTCTGCAAAAGTATTTCCTAAACCGACTATGGCTATTGTTTTATTTTTTAAATTACTCATGTTCTTGGCTTTAGTAATTTTCCTGCTCTGAAAGCGTCTTTGTCTTCCATTCCTTCTGCATAATTTTTTAACCTAGAAAGAGCTTCTGCATATCTATCGGAATACATTTTAATTACGTCTCCTTCACCTTTCATAAAAATATAGGCTTCAACTAAACAACCGTATAATAAAGCATCAGTAGCATTGTCACCTATCCACGTTGTACCAGTATTGTCTGTTGTTATTGAAGCTGGTCTATAGAAGTAGTGCAGTTCTGCTGTATAATTAGCATCAGGAGTCGGTGCAACAATAAAAGTTTCAAAGTCAAAAGGTGCATAATACTTTGGATTTCCTGTTGTTGAATTTCCACCAGGTGTGTATTGCTGTAAAAAACTTACGTCTTTTTGCAAAAGAAAATTAGTATTGCCACTAGAGTCTACAAAAGCTAAAGAAAAAGAAGAAAGATAATCGCTAGGCATAGACAAAAACTTATTACCACTAGTGAATAATCCAGAAGCATTTTTACGAAAATACTCTAAATCTATAGATTTAAATATTCGTTCTTCTGCATTCGTTATAAAAAAAGGTATTTCTGCAACAAATGTTGTTTCGGAATTATCTGTCCAATCTTTAATAGATTGAGTTAATGTAGTTAATGTCCATGCCATTATGTTATACTCACCGTTACGCTGCCTAAAGAAGATGTAGCTTCAAAAGTGTTTAATTTAGAACCTATTATACCTAAATCTGTGTTTGTATAAATAGTAAAAACAGTAAAATCATCATCATTGTCTGGTCTAGCATTTCTTATAGCCTCTGGATCAGTTGAAACTTTTGGAGGAGTTAATTGAGGATGCTTCTCCTCATACTCATCTTTGCCTACTAATAATCCTGTCCATTCCTTACGCATATCTTTTAATCTGTATCTAAATCCAGATCTATCTGATAATCCATAAGCGTGTTTACCAGATGCAAAAGCTCCCATTATCCTACCTTATAAAAACTTAATTGAGGTGTTACAGTAAAAGAAGATCTGTCTCTATCTTCTCCTATAGCTCTTTCAAATTCTTCTTCATAAACGCTTTTTAATAATTGTATTCTATCAGGAGCTTTTTTCATAGCTATATAGTAGGCAAGACCAGCAGTTAGGCAAGGATAAAATCTAAATGGTATTTCCATTGTGTTTATAGCAGAATCTGCATCTTGTATTCTTGTTAGAGCATCATATACAATCGTATCTGTGCTATTTTCTGGTGTTGGCCATATTTTTAAATTTGGTGTAATTTGCCTATCAAGGAAAAACTGAGTTGGTCTTCCAGTCGTGGTCTTACTTGGAGTAGACAAATAAGCATCTCTACTTATTCTTGACATACTAAAATCTGTAGTGCCTCTGTGGACAACAGCAGAAAGTATATCAATTACATCTGTACCTAAAGAATACTCTGCATCATTTGCAGTTAGAGCTTGGGTTCTTTGTGAAATAGTCCATTGGTTTAAACCTCTGTTAGCCCATTCTGCTAACATAATGTTTAAAGACCTTCTAGCCGTTTGAAGATCATATCCAGTACGAACTTCTAATCCACATCTCTCAAAGGCTTCTTCAATATAATCAGCTACGTCAAGTTCAAAGTTTGTTGAGCTAGAAGTTGTCATTTCTTTTTTCTCCTAAGAGATTTAACTCTTCTTGGTTTACCTGCGGGTTGTCCTATTTTATTCTTCTGACTTATTCTACTTCTTTTTTCTGCTGATGTCATCTCTGAACTAGTTTTTGGAGTTTTTGAAGAAACTCTTTTGCTTGGACGACAATAAGGAGTACCTCTCTTCTCGCCTTTTTGACGACCACATGCTTTGCCAGTTTTAACATCTTTCCAGCCTTCCTTAAACCATCTTTTTAAAGCTAGACCTTTTTGTGTTTTACGAACTGCCATTATCTATACTTTGTAACTTTGCGTCTGTTTTCCATAACTATGCCACATCCTCTGGCTATCTTTGGATTTTTAGATGTTCTTTTTCTTTTGCCTCTTGCAACAGAACCTCCTTTTTTCATCTCAACAACACCACCTTCAGCTTTCTTTTTTGCATTTCCATAGTTAGCAGCTCCAACTTTTCTACATTTTGCAATAGCTCCACTAGCATACGCAGAAGGGAAAACTCTGTATCTTGCTTTAACTTTTCTGTAACAAGCGTCTTTTGGCATTCTTTTTTACCTTTACTACTGTCTTTATTTTCTTTATCTTCTTTTTCTTTGAAGGAGGCTTAGATATTTGCATACTCATTTGAGATCTACCCATAGCCATTATTTTAACAACGCTAACAATTCTGTTACCGCTCCCGTATTAGTTACAGCTATCACTGCCAAAGCACCAATAAGCATCCATTTAGCTTGAAATACTGCTCGTTTAATATCTGTCATGTCTGCTCTTAATTCATCAACATGCTTTACAAGATAGTCTTGTTTAGATTTCCATTCGGCAAATTCTATTTGCAAAGACTGAACATTTTTTTCCATTAGCACTTCCACCTTTTTCTAGCTTGTCGTAAACGACTATTTGGATCTTTAGCGGCTTTAGGGAACTTCTTCATTTGTCCTGCACTTCTTGCACAATAAGACTTACGTCTTTTTGATGCCTTGCTACCAGCCTTAACTTTACCAGTTACTGCTGTTTTTAATTTACTGCCAGGATTG